ATTCCAGAAACTTTTTAGCAACTTTAACAGGTCAAACTAAAGGAGGACAAGTATGAAATCAAAAGATCTGATCAACGAAGCAAGACAGAAATTTTCCGCATCCTTTATGCAGGCAATCAAGGACGGAAATGAGGAGGGAATGGCAGAATCCATTGCGGAGCTCTCCCAGAACATCCAGGACGCATTGATGCAGGAAGCGAACGACACCAGCGCAGACCAGGCGGTACTGGCAGCAAGAGGCGTGAGAGTGCTCACAAGTGAGGAAACAAAGTATTACGAAAAACTCATCACGGCGATGGAGAGTGCGAATAACGTAAAGGCAGCAGTAACCAACCTGGACGTAGCAATGCCGGAGACCATCATCGACGCGGTGCTGGACGACATCGAAAGCGCGTTTCCGATTCTGGACGAGATCGACTTCCGCAACACCACGGCGATCACCAAGTGGTTTTACAACAAGCAGGGCGTACAGCAGGCGGCATGGGGCGCACTTGACACAAAGATTACGCAGGAACTTTCCGGCGCAATCGGCGAGATCAGCCTGACCCAGTGCAAGCTGACCGGTTACATGGTAGTGAGCAAGGATTTCTTAAGACTGGGTCCGACATGGCTCGATGCCTATGTGCGCGCGATCCTCTCCGAGGCAAACGGCGTAGCATTGGAAACCGCAGTGGTAGACGGCGACGGAAACAACTGCCCGATCGGAATGACGAGAGATCTTACCAAAGGATCCACCACGGAAGGAAAGACCACCTACACCAGAAAGACGGCAACAAAGGTAACAAAGCTGGATCCGGCAACCTACGGTTCCATCCTTGCAAAGCTTGCAAAAACACCGTCCGGACGTCAGAGAAACATCCAGAACGTGATCATGGTAGTGAATCCGGCGGACTACATGGAGAAGGTAATGCCGGCGACCACGATCTTGACGCCGCAGGGAACCTATGTAAGCGACGTGCTCCCGTTCCCGACGAAGGTGATCCAGAGCGTGGGCATGCCGACCGGACATGCGGCGGTGGGACTTGGAAAGAGGTATTTCCTCGGCCTTGGAAGCAGCAAGGAAGGACTGATCGATTATTCCGATCATGCACAGTTCCTTGATGACAACCGCGTGTACACCACACATCTGTATGGCAACGGAACACCGCTGGACAACAATGCTTTTGAGTATCTGGACATTTCCGGACTGGAAGCACTGTCCTATGTATCGAACACAAGCACAACCACAGAGTAATGAGGAGGACAGACCATGCTTGAGAGTCTGAAAAACTATCTGAACATCAGCTATGATGACGAAGCGACGGACAAAATGCTTAACGGAGCAATTGAGCGCGGCAGGAAAGTACTGAACGATTACGCAGGCGTGGAGCTGGACTACGAAGAGGAGGGGCTGCCGCGACAGCTCCTCTTTGATTACTGCAGGTATGTCCGTTCCCACGCAGCGGAAATGTTCGAGACGAATTTCACCCACGACCTTATCACATTGCGGGAATTGGCAGAGGTGAAAGCATATGCAGATCAAAACGACGGTACCGTTTCAGACGTACAATGACGGGATTTGCCAGCTGTGCAGGCTGGATAACGTGGCAGAGCCGGGGCTTATGCCGAAAAAGGCGCTCACGGTGATCCATGAGCGCGTCCCGTTCGAACGGCGCAAAGTCGGGGTAACCCGTTTTTACGATGCGATGCAGGAAAACGTGGAGATCACCGCGGTGCTCCGGGTGCCGGATCACTTTGATGTGTCCACGCAGGAGTTCTGTATCATCGACGGGAAACAGTACGGTATCCACCAGGTGCAGGAAGTGAACGACACCATGCCGCCGTCGCGCGATCTGTCACTCAAGAAGACGGAGGCAGAGTATGACGTTACAGGAATTTAGCAAGGTCCTTCTTTCCGTGACAGACAAGGTATACCATCTCGAAGCATGGAACGAAAGCGACGAGTATATCGTTTGGCAGGAGATCCAGAACCGGAGCTCACACGGCGACAATGGAAGATTTGCAACGGTAAAACGCGTGCAGGTGGATCTGTTCACCCAAAAGGAGTTTTCGGAACTGTTAGACAAGCTTCTGGAGACGCTTGAAGAAAACGATGTGGCGTTCGACGATCCGGTGCCGGACTATGATTCGGATACGAAGGTCATGCGCTACATCATCCAATGCGAGGTGATATGACATGCCGGGGATACAGTTTGACGGCCTCGATGATCTGATCGGAGACCTTGAGAAGCTGGCAGAACTTCCGGATGAAGTCATGGACGGGATGGTGAACGCAGAGGCGGAGGTCGTGGTCAAGGCACACAAAAAAGAGCTGGAAGCGCGCGGAATGAGACAAACCGGTCAGCTGATCAATTCTATTGGAAAGACCGGAGTGACAACAAAGGGTTATTCGCACGCGGTAGACGTGTATCCGCAGGGCACACGGGATGACGGCGTAAGGAATGCCGAGGTTGGATTTATCCTGGAATACGGCGCGCCGAAAAAAAACATTCCGGCGAGCAACTGGATGGCACAGGCCAACGAAGGATGCGCCGACGAAGCGGTAAAAGCCGCAGGGGCGGTGTACGATGAATTTTTAAAAAAGAACAATTTATAGCAGGAGGAAAAAAGAATGGCAGCATTTGGAGCAAAATATTTAAGTTTCGCACCGATCAAGGAAGAGGCAGAGAACGCATTGCCGACGTATGAGACTGGCGGTGCATCTTCGCTCGGAAAATTGGTAAAGGCAGATCTTACCGTGAACTTCGCGTCAGGGGAACTGTACGCGGACGACAAGCTGGCGGAGAAGGTGGACGAGTTCGCAAGCGGATCACTTTCCGTGGAAGTGGATGAGTTAAAGGACGAACAGGCGGCAAAGATTTACGGATCGACCTATGACGCGAAAGAAGGAAAAACGGACAATACCGGCGACACCGTTCCGGCAGTAGGTTTGACGTACTGCAAGTCTCTGATGAAGAACGGAAAGAAATTTTTCCGCGGATACTACTATCCGAAGGCAAAAGCGCAGATCGGAAGTGACAGCGCAGCGACGAAATCCTCAAGCATCACGCTTGCGACAGCACCGATCACGTTCACCATTCTGGAGGCGGAAAACGGCGACTGGAGACACACAAAGGAGTTCGACACCGAAACCGAAGCAAAAGCATGGTGCGAAGAGAAACTCGCAAACACCACAGAATAAGACATACGAAAACCGCCCGGGGATCCTCGGGCGGTTATGAGCAGAGGATCATATGAAGGAGAAAATCTATGATGGCAAGATACACAAAAGCAAAATTGAACGGAAAAGAGATCTATTTAGCCTACACCGTAAGCGCAATGTTCCAGATCAACGACATGCTGGAGGATGGACAAGACCTTCTTTCCGTGCTAAACGGAGGCAACGAGAAAGAACTGGGAAGCTGCTGTGAGGCAATCTGCATCCTTGCAAGGAGCGGAGCGAGGGCGCGGACAATGGAGGGCTATGAGGCATCCTACGCGCCGACGAAAGAAGAGTTGCTGACCTGCATGCTCCCGATCGAGTACATGCAGATCAAGAAGGAAGCCGTAAACGCAATCCTGCTCGGATACGGACGCGAGATCGCGGATCCGAATGAAGAGGTCGACATGGAGCTTGCGGAACTCGAAAAAAAACAAAGCCCACCAGAGCAGGCATCTTAAACATGGCTGTTCTGGTGGGAATGAGCATAAGTGAAGCCCTAGAGAGTTCCCCAGGGCTCATATTCGACATGATGGAATTAAAAGCGCAGCAAAACGGCTGGAAAAAGAAAGAGATGGATTAGTGGAAGCTCTTCTTGAGTTCCTCGATATCACGATCGATTTCCTTTACGCGACGGCGGCGAGCAAGTTCTTTAAACGAAGTTTTGAAGCACCAGATAATATACCTTACTACAATATACGGCGAAGCCAAGAGAAACAGGATAAACAAGGCATCAAAAATAGGATTATCACAAACGTAAATCATATCAGCACCTCCTTGTAACTTCATTATAGCAAGGAAAAACCAAAAGTCAAGATTGAGGCGACAAAATGAGTCAGACAGAAAGAAAAATTGTCACAAAATTAACCGTCGATGGGGACGCGGAATATTCCAAAAAACTAAAGAACGCGACGGCGTCATTAAGTGAGCAAAAGAGCGCGCTTAAGTTACTGAACGAGGAATATAAAAATTCACAGAACAGCCTGGAAGCCCTGCAGAAGAAAGTAGAGCAACTGAAGCTGGTACAGGCGGAGAATACCAAGGTAGTAGAAGCGGCAAAAGAGGGACTGCTCAATGCAACGAAGGAACAATCTAAGTACGCGGCGCAGGTCGAAGACGCAAAGGAAAAGATAAAAAACGCGCAGGATGAGATGAGCGGGCTGAACACATCCACGGAAGAGGGCGCAAAACGGCAGCAGGAACTGACCGAGGAGATTAAGAAGTACCAGTCAGAGCTTGACAGTGCGGAGGCGATGCAGCAGAAAGCCACGGAAGCGGTGGACGAATGGGCGGCACAGCAGAGCAAAGCTAAGACGAACCTGAACAATACCAACATGGCGCTGCTGCAGACAGAGGGATATCTGAAAGAGGCGGAGGAAAGCTCGGACGGATTTGCTACGAGCATCGACGCACAAGGAAAAAAGGTCAAACAGGCGGCGAACAATCAGGAAGAACTGAACAATAAGTACAAGAACACAACAGCCGCCCTTGATGCAATGGTTGGGGCACTTGCAGCAAACTTAGTAACGAAAAAAGCGGAAGAAATAAGAGCGGCATTAGAGGAATGTATCGATGCCGCAGCGGATTTCGAAACAGCAATTGCAAAAGTGAGCACCATTGCAGACACCGAGAGCGTGAGCCTGTCAAGCATCCAGAGCGCGATCATGGAATTATCCAGCGAGACCGGAAAGTCTGTAACCGATTTATCGGACGCGGTTTACAACGCCATTTCCGCAGGCGTGGATACAGCCAATGCGGTAGAATTTGTAGCGACAGCCAACAAACTGGCAACCGGCGGCTTTACGGACAGCACCACAGCCGTTGATATATTAACCACAGCATTGAACGCATACGGGCTGGAAGTAAGCGAAGTATCGCAGGTATCGGATTACCTGATCACCACACAGAACTTAGGAAAAACGACCGTAGACGAATTGGCGGCTTCCCTCGGTAAGGTAATACCGGTGGCATCCACATACAACGTCGAGATGGACAACCTTTCTTCCGCGATGGCGATTCTTACCGCAAACGGCATTGCAACAGCAGAAGGAACAACGTACTTAAAAGCGGCGATCAATGAACTGGGTGACAGCAGTTCCACGGTGGCAATTACCTTGCAGGAAAAGACCGGAAAGTCATTCAGCCAGTTGATGGCGGAAGGCTATTCCCTCGGTGACGCCATGGAGATCCTTGCGGATGCGGTAGGAAATGACAACACCAAATTCAACGAATTGTGGAGCAGTTCCACGGCGGGAATCGCGGCATTGTCCATCCTCTCTTCCGGATCCGCGAAGTACAACAGCGTCTTGTCACAGATGCAAGCGAGCGCAGGAGCGACGGAAAAGGCATACGCACAGATGGCAGACACAACCGAAGTGGCGGAGCAAAAGCTTACAAATGCGTTCGACAATCTAAAGATCGCAGTTGGAAGCGAGCTGCAGGATCAGATGAATACCGTGTACGAAAAAGGTACGGATCTGGTCAACTGGGCGACAGAGTTCGTGGAAGAAAATGAGTGGGTGGTACTGGTGATAGAGTCGGTAACATCCGCGCTCAGCGCATTGGCAATTGGAATTTCAATCGCGACGTTAGCGGTAAAAATCATAATACCACTCTTTAAAGAACTCAACATAGTCATGGCAGATAACCCGGTTTTGGGAATAGTGACAGGTGTAACAGCACTGACAGCTGCGCTCGCTCCGCTGGTTCTTAGCATGTCAGACACCACAAGCGAAGTGGAGCAGCAGACGGCAGCATGGAATGAAGAGAGCGAAGCGCTAAGAGAAGTGACGGATGCTTACACCGAACAGCGCGACGCCATCGAGGAAAACGAAAGTGACACCACAGCGCTTGCCACAGCGTTAATGAACCTGACATCACAGGAAGGAAAATCCGTAACCTTCAAACAGGCGATTTTATCACTGGTCGATCAGCTGAACGAAAAGATTCCGGAGCTGAATCTGGGATATGATGAGCAGACCGGGAAGCTCAATATGACGAATGAACAGCTGGAGGAATACATCAAAAACCAGACGCTACTTGAAAAATACGAGAACGCATCCAGTAACTACGCGACCATCTACGCCGAAAAGCTGGAAGCAACGGAAGATCTGGAAAAGGCCCAGAAAAAGCTTGCAGAGGCACAGGAAGTACTAAAAGAAAAGCAGGATGCACTTACAGATTCAACCGCCGATAACGATGAGGCGCTACAAGCACAAAATAGTGAGGTGGCGCAAGCGGCGAAAGTAGTAGAAGAACTCCAGAGAGTTGTAGACGGTTTAAGTGAATCGGTGGATTACTCCACATCAGCACTTGCAGACGCGCAGTATGACATCAACATGTACACCATCGAAACGGCGAACATGACCGAGGCGCAGCGGGAACAGATTGACGCAATGATGGAAGAGGCGGAAGCGGTACAAGGAAGTACGCCTCTTTACTACGAGAAAATCGAAGCCATTGCAGCACTGGCAGCCGAGAACAATGCAGCCTACACCCAGGCACAGGCAGACATGGACGCGCAGATCGCAAAGATTAAAGAGCTGCAGGCGGCGTATGACGAAAGCTATCAATCTGCCTATACCAGCATTACAAACCAGCTGGGACTATTCGATGAGATGCAAGCCGGAACATCCATCAGCATCGACCAGATGATCGCAAACCTCGATTCGCAGATTTCCTATATGGATGACTACGCGGAGAACATGCGGACAGCAATGGAGCTGGGCGTAAATGAGGGGATCCTGCAGCAGTTGAGTGACGGATCCGCGGAGTCCGCGGCAATCCTTCAAGAAATCGTAGACGGCGGCGAGGAAAAGATCGGAGAACTGAATGAAAAGT